ATGAACTTGTTATCATTGATGATGGTGGTATTGAAAGAAGAGCGACCTACAACAAGAGAGGACACATCAGCGGTGTTGGTGCAAGCGACGGTGCTGTTGTCTTTACGGGTGTCCAAGAAACATCAGCGGGTGGGTTCTTTGCCGCCGCTGTGCTGAACGCAACATTAAGAATGACAACAAAGTATGGAACTTCTTTATCCGATACCATTTACACTAAGTCCGAAGAGAGCGTGGCTACGCGCAACTTACCACAATCATTGTCGGGAACGCGAGATACCAACAGCCTACACTTACCCGACGCATATCTTTGCATGTGGCACTACAACCTCGGTCGTCCGATGACTTGGTTCTCGGATAGTCGAAGTGCTAAAGGTGATGCCGCGGTTGATAAGAAAGCATACAACCACGCACCCGAACATTTTGAAATGGTTCACTATCATGAGTTTGCTTACGCTATGAGCGATGGGCCATTCAGTTTCCGCGCAAAGTATTGGGGTGATAACAACGGAGCATTGGTTGACACAGGCGCATTCGGTGGTGCAAACCACAGCGTAGTCACAGATGGACTTTCGCGCAAATACTACTTTGGTTCATTTTGGCCGGGTGGACATCGCTTTGGTGCGCAAATGAGTTCTCTTGCTCTTTACGGAACAGCCGCACCCGGATGGCGTGATAAGTGGGATGACCCCAGCGTTAAGCAAGTATCCGACGCTAAGGGGTTGGTCGTCACCGAAGGTGATGTTGAGTCTATCACAGACACTTTGTTCACTAAAAGCGTAAAGAAGCAATCCGGTTGGGGATACCGCGTATCAGTTCGTCAACCATATAATCGACCACGCTGGGCTATCAAAGCAAATCAAGCATTGCGTGACCCACACACCTACTATCACTTCCACGCGGAGGGTCCATTCGTTGGTAATCAAGCAGTCACTACTCGTCTTAATTATCAAAACGCTGGCACGAACACAGTGTTCACAAAACCAATTGATGCGTCATACACTGGTATCATTGAACGACAAACAAATGCTTCCGCGTTGATAGGAAGCGACCTCAAGTTCCAACAAGTTCGATACAGCGATGGTCGTCGTATGACCAAAGGCTATGGATGCGCTGTGCGCAACATACGAAATCCAACAACAGCAATCCGCAAATTCCATGCAGACTCACCTATGGGTCACAAAGCGGGTATTAACACAGCAGACCAACGCGTCAATCTCGCGCTTGCTCAAGCACACTACATGGTTGATTGGTGGGGGAACACTACGGGCGAAGAAGTAAGAAGATTCCCTGTGCGCGGATTTGGTATTCGCCCATCGTGGGACCCCGAAGATGCATACCGCGCAACTGATAGAACCAAAAGTGCCGAAGCCATGTTTAACGAAATTGCAAATATGCAGTTAGCAGAATCACAAGTCAACTTTTTTGACCCTGCAACCGCTAAGAGAGTTGGTGACCGTGGTGATGGACGCGGTGTTCGGTATCCAACATACTTCAACGAAGACATACTGCAAGATGTGTCGGAAAGCATTCAACCGTTTGGTTTGGTCCTTTCCCATCATACCAGTCAACCTCCATTCACAGGTGGATTCATTCGACCTTCTAACACAAAATTACAACCTCATGAAATAACAAGAGGAATAAGCGCGAGATTGGAACTCGCAGGTGAAGATGGACTTCTCAAGAAAGAAGCGAATGTTGGAACAAACATTGAGAAAACAAACTTTGACTTTATGCGAGAACCAATTGCAAAATCGAAACCTCGTATTGGTATTGATGGAATGAGTGTTGTTGAGAACGATGGTGAAATATCTCCGCGGTATATCATTTCAAGCACAGAAGCAACAAGTCTTCACACAGACAGACAGGTTGGACAGCGTTTCATATTCTCCGGTGGTGTGTCAACAGCAAACCGCGCGTTAAGTGATTTGAACTTGAACGCTCTCAATTTGAGTTCAGCCAAGCAAGTAATGAAGTTTGGAACAACGCATGGTATTCCTCCTATCGGTGGAACATACATCATGGAAGTGTCATCCGAAGGAGAATCAATCAATGATTTAGGATGGGGCGCATCGAGCGGTGTGACAACAAACCCATATCAAACAAGCAACCATAACTCATTGAGTAACAAAACCAACCTCAAAGATGATAACATCAAGTTCCTTGTTCGTCCTGTGCGCGTGCTTGATAACAAACACATTGAGTTGTTCCGTGATGATACAGCACATGTGCTGTCCGCGACAGCCGCGGGTCGATATGGTGTCTTCATGTATGATGCACCAAACGCACGCGCCGCTGATGCCGCATCAAACTATATGCGCAATACAAACCCATCACCGACGAATCCACCATACGCTCCTGTCTATCTCTTCGCCTTGACAAACACTGCCGCGCCTTCAAGCACAGGACCAAAAATACCCGGAAGTGAATCAACATCGTTCACAACTAAATCAACTCAAGCGGTTGCAAGAATGGTAGTGACCAACAACACACTACAACACCTACGCGCGGATGCGTCAAGAAGACAGTCTGTGACCCAAGAGAGAGAAACATTCGTAAGAAATGATTACAGTGTTCAACCACGATATACTCAATCGTTGTATGCGGGTGATAAACTCAACACATCCGACCATGACAACGAAGGTGACAGAACTGATAACGGAGTTGGTGCATGATGGCTTACAGTGTTCCTTCACCAACAAACTCTTCATACGCGAGTAAGAGATATGGTCGTGCTAAAGAAGTGCATAAAGAGATAGGCGCAATTGCTGAAAAGCCTACATTTGTTGATAACGCTATTCATCACGCGGTGTATCAAACAACACAATCAGTCAGCAAAAAAACACAAGTGAGCATACCAAACCAAAAAGATTTCCAACCAACACATCCTCGTCGCTATCGGATAAGTGAAGAACAGTCATCAATACGGTTAGCGCACACAACACATGAAGATTCTCCTTTCTTTGATGGAGAGCAACTAAGCGCAACATCAAGCAGACCCATGTTGTTGATAGCCGAAGAAGATGATGTATTGAGATTGCGAACTCAATCTGTCAATACAACAACAAAAGGAGTGCGCGTTGAATTAACAAACATGCGGGGAAAAAGCATGACGAATTATGGTATGGGGGACACAACACATGTCCGCGCTGGTCAAACAATTAGCGTTGGTTTGAGGTCAACTGATTTAGTTGAAAAGTTATTCGATAAAGCATTACATGGATTGAATAGCGCATCATCAAAAGGAACAAGCACTTTGTTCATTGCGCAAAACTTCAACTCAACAGCAGTTCCAACAGCGGTTCGATTCGTAGGCAGACACGACCACTTCATCATGTATTACGATAGGTTTGGTAACTTTCTTTACGCACCTAAAATTTTCAACTCCAAAGACCGCGAGTTAGGAACACAAAGAGGTGTGGGTCAAACTAAGATTGACCCAATCGTTGATGTCGCAAACAGAATTGTTGTCAAAGGAAACGGTATTGCTCTTAACGATTCTCTTAGCATAACGGTTGATGATGCAGAAGAGCAAAAGAAACGCGGGTCAATCAAAGAAATGAAAATGAAAGACCCAACAGTCAACAACGAATCGAAGGGGCGAACAGCCGCGAGCCAATTGTTGCGTTTGAACAAAAAAGCACAAGGAGCGTTAAAGTCAAATCAACACGCGCAGTCATGGGATTTTGAACCGGGTGACATTGTTAATTACAATTCTGCAATTGGAAAAGTGCAACAAGCAATTGTTGAATTAGAACACAGCGCGAAAGGGACATCGAATTTTCAATTGCTTTCTTACGAAGCAGGTCTTGAGGCTGTCATCAATTCATTCGGTGACAGTGCAGACTTAGATGATGAAAAGTTTGTAATGAATAGTAATCAACAAGTAACGGTCCTCAACAAGAGCGGTATTGGTTCAAGTAAAATAAGAGTGCGCGGTGTTTTAACCATCCGCCCCGTCATCGACAAACTGACAAGAGCGAGAACAACTGCAACCAACACAGGACAAGACATACACGCGGGAATGATGCTTGGTCATCGAAACAGCGGATACGGAGCAGGTCGTTCTGCGCTTGGGTTTGGTATCACACCACGCGTTCCTTCGACCGCTGTTGCGTCGGGGGCTATCACAGTCACCAGCACAGCCGGATTTGCTGATAGCGGCCACCTCATCCTCGATGACAAGTCGTTTGTGTCGTTTAGCAGTAAGAGCGCGACGCAGTTTTTAGGCGTAAGTTTGGTAAGCGGGGCCGCAATACCCTCACCTATCGGGGAGATTCGTATGCTCCGACCTCGCGCACATGAGATGAGAACGGTCAAGGGTAAGAAGATTAGGAGGAAGATTTAATGAACGCGTTTGATAAGGCATGGACTTTGCTTAAAGGTAATCCCAATGCGCGCGTTCAAAGTTTCAGTCCGTCGAATGGTGGATATTCGACAAGAGATTCTGCAATTCACCCTGCGGCTCTTGGTGCGGCGAACAGACAGGTAATGGCCGAGAATGCAAACCGGCAAAGGTTAGAGTTTTTAGCGCAACAACAAGGAGGGCGAGGGTATTTTGATGGAATAATGGAAACGGCTCGTCGGATGGTGACACCCGAACAAAGAGCGAGTATCAAAAACGATTCTTTTGATTTGAAATACAAAAACCCACGCTTCGTTAGCAAGATTAGACACCCAAGCGAAGACCGCCATCTTCCGCCGTTGACTGACAGGGAAAGAAACGCGCGCAAGATAGAAGCAAAAGGGGCGAGAGTAAGAAGGCGTGATGCTGGTTTTACGGGAACAGGATTGCGTCGGAGGAAGAGTGGTCAATAATGCCAATGCTCAACGCTATCAAAAGACGCTTGGTTGAACACCTCGCTACGCTTGTCAACGAGTTGCATGTAGGAAGCGACGGAACAGTTGCAACCTCCGAAGACGGTGGTGCGCGCACGATGGCACGCGTCGTTCCGCGTGTGCAAATCATTGACGATACCAGCATACTTGTTGAGGGCGTGTTAAACGCATCACATGTATTCGCAAGCCCTATTCAAGAAGTCTATCTCCAATACAAAGACGCAACCACAGGTGAGTTCATTCCTGTGTATCGCGCGGATATTCATTCTCTCACTAAAAGCGCACAAAACGAAGTGCGCTTCTCATTCATATTGGAGGTATCATGATGAATGAATTATGCGAAGAATGTCAAGGCGGTGGTTGTAAATGGTGTGATAACACAGGTTTAGCACACGAATTAAGGTATCACCCCCACGACCCAAAAAACATCAGCGTCAATGATATTGAAGAAGGACGATATGCGCATAGAACGGTCGGCCATTTACAGGGTAAAAAGGGTAAAGCAGGGGTTGGCGACATAGACCCTCGCGCTGATGCAAGAGAAATTATGAATGATACTCCGCGCGGAAGACAGATGCAAACTGATGTTGAGATACCCATTTACGAAGGTCAATACTTACCTTCGTTTGGCGGAACACCAATGGCGGGTGCGGGAAGAAAAATGGTCAACCCTGCGGCGGAGATTTTTCAGCGGGGCAATCCAATGCAGAAGGCTTGGACTTTGTTGAAAGAGCATCACGATGTTGACTGGTATCACGGAACTTCGCGCATGAATGAAGCCTTAGAAGGTGGACTGCAACCAAAAGGTAATGTGCGCTACGAAGATAATACACAAGCACCAAGTCCTGCTCTTTTCTTCACAACTAATCCAGCAGAAGCGCGCGGTTTTGCACAGCAATCTAAATCTAAGCCGAATGAGAAACCGGGTGTTGTCAAAGTGCGAGGATTAGAACACGGACAGAAAAGACCAATGCATGGAGGCTACTCGCATTTCATAGCGCGAAAGCCGATTGACGCTGATAGATTGAGAATAGTAGGTGACGATGATGGCAACTGATAACATAGCAGGGCATACAGCCGCGCAAAATACGCTTGGTGAAGATGGCCTACGGGATGGGGATTCACTCTCCCCTTCAACTTTGACGAACGCGCTACAAGGTATTCACGGCAACGGTATCATTCGATACCAAGACGGAGCCTTTGGCTCCACGCGTAATGATACCAACACTGGTAATCAACCCGGCTCTATGGTGCGTGCGACAGCAAGCACACTCACCGTAAGTGGTGGCTTTGCTGTCCTTGATGGTGCGCTGTATGAGTTCGGAACTGGTGTAGGAGATTCAATCACACTCGACCTCAACGATGGCTCACACGGAAGTGGCGCGCTATCTCTTTCAGCAAATGAAGAAGCAATTTACACAATCTATATTGCACCAAGCGGTGGAGTCAACAAAGTCCACTACGAAGGCGGCAGTCCGGTTGATACTACAACAGGTGTATATCCCTCCGCGTCCAACCAATATCTCATCAATTACAAAACACTATCAAACGGTGACAACGCAAAGGCTATTGTGCTTGCTCAAGTGAGAGTTCAATACATTGCAAGTGGTGGTGGCTCAAACAATCTCAACATCATTGAGGTAAATGACAAGCGTATATTCCTTAAGAGCGCGGCGGATTACCGAGTGCCTTTATCAACAGGAAGCGTTTCGACGGGAGCAGGTGCTTCCGTTGCTGAAATCGCAGATGGTGATGCACAAGGTATCAACACTATCGCTCATCTTAATGCGGTTCACAACGACAACGGTGAACTGGCTGTTTCGGATACTGTCAATGTCAATTGGGTAAGTCATCCGCGCTACGGTTCATTTGCTCAAAGTCCACCGGGGTCGAGTGACGCAGGGTATGGTCAAGGACCATCTCGCGGAGCAGACCGTGGAACAGGACATGTCGCTGACGCATTCTATTTCGCAGGGCGCAACAACCAACAGACAGGACACTATTCGGTTCGTCTGCAAGGTAAGGGAGTTGACGCAACAAGCACCGCGCTAACAACAAATGGCACATGGGTCGTCACCGCAGAAGGTGATTCCTTCTTCATGCTTGCACCAAACGCGGGTGTTGACATCACTCTTCAACCGGAGAAAGATGGAACGAATTACAAGTTCCCCGAAGGTCATACTATCGAAGTATGCAACAACGGGTTAGGTAATATCATCTTTGATGATTTGAGTGGTTCTAATGAAACCGTTGGTCCTGCGCACCGCGCTACATTCATTTACGAAGGTAGTGTATGGGTGCGATGCGATTATCAATCGGCTATCATCGCGGCTGGACCTGCACCCGCAATTTACGATAACAGTGGCACACCAGCGTTCACCACAGGTATCACCAAAGCAGAAGTCCAAACACTTCTCAACATTGAAGACAACGCAGATGTGACAGACGCAACCAATGTAACCACCGCAGGTGCGTTAATGGATAGTGAAGTCACAAACCTCGCTCAAGTCAAAGCGTTCGACACATCCGATTATGCAACAGCCGCACAAGGCGCAAAGGCTGACAGCGCGCAACAACCTCCATCCGAAGGAGCATTCGCTAATGGTGACAAATCAAAGTTGGATGCTATCGCCGCAGGTGCTACTGCCTACAACGATGCCGCCGCCATCGCCGCCGTTGAGGGTGAGGCTACTCTTGTTCTTGCGGGTGATGTGACAATGGCCGTAGGAAAATCACTCATAGTCCCTACAAACATCAAATGTAATGCAATACAAGTTGGTTACAGCACAGGGCCGGGTAAGTTGCAAGTGTATAACGCGGGTGACAATATGGAGATTTACGCCGCGGGTGACACTAATGGCAATGTAAAACTCATAACCTTAGACGCAGGGGCCGATGGTGTTGAAGCGAACAGGATTACTTCTATAACGGGTCACGCCGCGGTATCTCTAACATTAGATGTGACAGGTAATATCTTAGCGGGTGGCACAGTTGACGGGAGAGATTTAGCGACTGATGGGACTAAACTCGATGGAATAGAGGCTTCGGCTACCGCTGACCAAAGCAATGCTGAAATCCGCGCGGCTGTTGAAGCGGCGACTGATTCCAATGTGTTCACAGATGCAGACCACAGCAAACTGAATGCGATTGAAGCGAGCGCGGATGTAACAGACACAGCCAATGTTGTCGCCGCATTAACAGCGGGAACGAATATCACCATAGCGGCTGATGGAACTATCGCGGCAAGCGGTGGTGGTGGTGGTGGGACTGCTCCTGCTATTGAAGATAACAGTGGAACGCCTGTGTTTGCATCGGGTATCACCAAAGCAGAAGTCCACACACTTCTCAACATTGAAGACAATGCTGATGTAACAGATACAGCAAATGTTACCGCCGCGGGTGCGCTCATGGATAGTGAAGTGACCAATCTTGCGCAGGTTAAAGCATTCAACACAGCGGCTTATGCTACTGCGGCTCAAGGTGTTTTAGCCGCCGCCGCTGTGCCAGCCGGACTCGGTGGTGCTGAACCATACAACCCAGCGGCCCCCCCTAATTGGGTTCATGCCCCCCCTCCCGATTTGGAAACAGCAATTCAAAGAATAGCCGCGCAATTGGTGGCGTTAGGTGGACCAATACCTTGAAGGTGAAATGAATGGGGAAATTAAGAGAGCGTCTAAGTCAAAAATGCCCTGCGTGTGGTAAAACAGTCATCGCGCAACGAATCGAAGGCCGATATGTTAATGATAGAGATTCGCGTGTGCTTGTATGGGAGTGTCCTAATTGTCAAAGGCTTTGGCGCGAGGCACGATTAAACAAACCCAAATTCAAACATCACGGAGTTGAACAATGATGGCAAAAGGAAAAGGAAAAGGCGGAATGGTTCTTATCATCGGAATGGGTGGCAAACCCAAGAAGAAGGATAAGAAAGATATGAAGAAAGCAGTGCGTCCAACTCGACAGCGTGGTGGTGATGGGGCTTCTAACCGCGCAAGAATTCACTCATTCAAACAAAAGATGAGGGATAACCCCGAACATCTCGATAAAGTGTTGGAGAGTTTAAATATCGAAAGAAGATTACTTGAGCATATCGTTGAAAGCAAACACGGTAAGAGGCTTGATTCTGCTATGGGAGATGATTCAGTCAACATGCCCGAAATGATTGATGAAGCGCGGAAACTCAACGCCGCTAACAAAGGTCAATTCACACAAAGCGGTGACGCTAAACCGAAACTGAAAGCACTTCTTGAACGAAAAGGAATCAGTCTAAATGAGTTCAAGCGTTCAATGACAGTCAATCCGACTATGGACTTCCAAGAAAGACTAAACTCGTTGTCACCCGAAAAAGAGAATAAATCAAGAGAAGGTCCGAACACTCGTAAGAACCGCGGTAAGAAGCGCGCACCCGAAGCACCCGAAGCACCCATCGAATACAGCGAGATGCCGGAAGATATGTTCCACGGAGAAGGAGAGGATGAAGAGTCACGCTACACTACTGGCAATTACGACCCTACACCGGACAGCGATGAAGAAGACGAATTACTCGATTTTTACACGCGCTTATACAGTCACAAACCAAACCCCGAAGAAGCGGCAATGATGCATTTGCGCCCACGCGGATTAGGACACCATAAAGGCTCATCAAGACGCGACCAGTCTTTTTCTAACACACCTTCAACGGAGTTCACTCAACCGAACGCTCCACCGGGAACACGCTTAGGTTCACCCGAAGATGATGAAGACCCGAATGTGAGGTTTGACCCACAAAGCATAGGTGCTGAAACTCCGAAAGGTCAAACAGCGAATGCGAGAGAAGTCAACGACCCTTCAATGGATGCACGACAACTTGGTTCAACACGAACGCTAACAAGAGATTTCCAAACATCTTCCGACAGCATAAATGTCATGGACCCAGCGTGGGCTTTGTTGAAGGGCAATCCCGATATGCTTGATGCAGAAGGAAATACTGTTCCTCCCGCGGTGATGAACTATGCTCAACAAGCACGCGCTCTTGAAGACTCGTTGGATTATCAAAACATCAAGGGACGAGGTAAAAATAAAATAATCGCACCCGATATGCGAGATGATGAAAACACCTCGCGCTTTGCTGAAATGCTGAAAGACCCAAAGTTCGCACAATTAGCGCATAGTGGGTCCGATGGGACAGAAAGTATGCAAGGACACCACGACTTTGCTCGCGACCGCTCTAAGCGCGACACAAGCGAGTATATGGAGAACGAACATGACATCGGCCACGAAGGAGGCCACTTCGGTCCCGACCCTGCAATCCAACGAATGCCCCGACCCGAAGATGAGTGAGGTGCGCGCATGTCACATGTTTGGTGGAAGATTCTTGTTCGGAAATCACCACTTTATGACAGGGTTGATAGAAACCGCCAACTGCTTGAGTATCTTCGTAGCACAGGGCAAGACCCCGAACCTACAAGATTGCGACAAACAAACATGGGCCAAGAACAAAAGAAGCCAAAGAAGCCAAAGAGTGCCGTTGGTCAAGAAGTCGGTTATTCATTCCCGCGCTTAAACAATCCCGAATTGAAAGGTGGTCCTTTCAATGACAAGAAGTATCACTCGGAATTCAAGAATAAAAACTTCACTCATTTCTATGAATCACCCGATAAAAAAGTGCGCGCGGGTATCAAACACCTCGGTGATAACAGATACGCTGTTGACCATTACGGAGTCCGAGAGGATGAGCAAGAGGCGGGTGTTGGGAGAGAGGGGTTGAGTCAACTTAGAAGTGAGTTAGAAGCACACCACGGTGGTCCTGTTGAGATGACACCAACCAGCATCACACCGTCAAGTCAAGGCTTTTGGGACAAGATGAATAGTGAAAACATCACGAACATGCTGAAAGGGGATAACAATTGCCCTACACCATCGAAGAAAGCATACGGTAGCGAAGAAGAAGCATACCAAGACGCATCATTGATGAGTATGAGTATTAGCGTATATCCATGCATTTGCGGGGCTTATCATTTCACTTCCGGCATGAACAAAATGGTTATCAAAGAAGCCAAGTCACCTAAAGCCTTAGCCCATAAGCGCAAATATGAAACTGAATACGAATCCTCCCCCGCGCGTAAGAAATACAGACGGGAGTTAGAGGGTGAGCGTCGCAAGCGCGGGGTGGCTGGTAAAGGAGGTGGAGATATGAGTCACACCAAGACAGGTAAGATAGTAGTCGAAGACCCACACACGAACAGGGCGCGCTCTCATCCATCCGTAGGCTCAACGCTCAAGATGGTCGTGGTCAAAGCACCGCTTTATGATACAGCCACAGGGAAACAGGTTGCGGGAGTTCCTACACCCGCGCCCCCTAAATACGACCCTAACCCTAACTTTGAATACGACTTTTCAAACGCAGGGGGCGATGGTGTTGAAGCGAACGGGCGTTTTCTTTATCATTCCCCCGACCAAAAGGTGCGCGCAATAGTTGAATCGAAAGGCAAACACGCCACCATACCGCTTTTTGCCACGCACAATGATGCAAGATACAAGGGTCATGGAAGACAAGCGTTGCGCGATATTAAGACTGAACTTCGTAGTATTCACCCGAATGTTGAACACATCGAACCAACAGGGGTGACAGCCGAGGCATTGGGGTTTTGGAATAAAATGCATGAAGAAGGACTTATTGATTATGGTGGTGATAAGCAACCTATCGCCAACATTGACAGGGAAACGGGTGAGCCATTTGAGCGAGGCGAACCAATGGACATCGCTATGCGGTTGTTGAAAGAGCAGAAACAACTCTTCGTTCAAGGACAGAAGACTCTTGACGGGCGACCTGCCTTCGCGCCGACTGATTTTGCGGCGGAGGAACAACGAAAGCAAGCCGCCCTAAAAGAACAACAAAAAAGGGAAAGTCGCGAAACACAAAGGCGTAAGAACGCAGAAGGGTTTACTCCTCTTCCGATTCAGCAGAACCCGGAATAGCAAGGTTAGACATCTTACGCACTATTAAATCGGTCAAGTAAAGACCGAACTCAATTAACATCAATACTGCAATTACTGTGATTAGCGCGGTCAAGAATGTCAAAAACCATCACTCCCCTCTTCGGGCAATGATGTCGTCAATTCGTAGGATAGAGCAAGACACTTCGGTTGCTGATTTGATAATCTGTTCAACAAGTGATGCTGGTTCCCACACATTCATTTCTGCTGTGCTGGTGATTTGACCCTCTCCTTTGTGGTCAATGTATAGACCAACATCAGCAGGACAAGAGCGGAGTTCCATAACTACATCAAGAGGGTCCATTCCCGCGTTGCTTGCAATAGCGGCTGGTATGATTTCAAGTGAGTCCGCAAATGCTTCCATACACATACGCTCTCTTGCTGTCAACCCATTCTCATTGAGTGCGTAGTTGCGAACAACCATAGACAACTTCGATAGAACAGCACCACCACCCGGATAGACGCGCTCGTCACTCATGTAAAGACAAACCACACCGAGAGCATCTTCAAACGCGCGCTCGTATTCATCGAGTGTTTGTCGAGTTGCGCCACGGATAATGAGAGTGAGTGTATCACTCTCTTTGGATTTAACCGATACATAATCGAGGTCACCGATGCGCTTTGAATTAACTCCACCTTCTATTCGTGGTGCTTCTTCGGGTGCTTCTGTGACACGATGATAGATTGCGATACCTGTGATTCTTGAGATAGCATCAATGTCACTTTGATTGACACGACTCACAACACCAATGTTTTGAGCATCGAGATACTTAGCGACCGCTTCATGGACACCATCACGAATGATGACGACATCACACATTTCACTAATGGTTTGAGCCACTTGTCCCAATATCTCCATTTCCTGTTGACGAATGTTATTGAGTTGAGCGGGGTCTTGAATCTGCATTTGAACATCTTCGTAGTTGAATCCGTCAAGTCCACCGTCTAAAAGTAATACGCGCGGATTTTCTTTACCAACATAATCGGGATTAGTGAATGTTTTGTTCAAGACAAGACCTGCATGAATATACGAATCATCCATAGAGCCACCTGCTTGAGTTAGAATCCTAACTCGATTGAGTTCTCCGTTGACTTGAGTTGCGGCATGTGCGCACAGTTGAGCGGCGAAATCAAGATGTGATTCAGCGGCCTTACCTCTCAACGCTGTTGATGCGATGTTAGATTTTTCAATCTTTGACGATGCTTCGGGTAAGTTGTTGATTGCTAACTCCGACGCTTTATGAAAGGCGCGCACAATGGTTTGTGGATGGATGCCACGCATGAGTAATCCTTCACTCAAGGCTAACATCTGTCCAGCAAGAACAACAACACTTGTCGTTCCATCTTTGCACATTTCTTCTTGCGTTTGACTCGCTTGAACCATCATCTGCGCACCGGGGTGTGCTGTGCTTAGTTCTCGCATAATCGTTATACCATCGTTAGTCACGATGCTTTCTCCGCGTTCATCAACAAGCATTTTGTCCATTCCAGCGGGTCCAAGCGTTGACCTTACGGTTTCTGCTACCTGCACTGCGGCTCGTATATTGCTCATTTGGGCTTCTCTTCCAGTTTTTCTTTCTTCTGTCATCGGGGGGTTCACCATCCTATTTGGTATTCTTCAATTAGTCCTGTTTCAGCATTACGACCTTTCACAAAGCCTTCTGTTCTTCCATGAAGAAACAAGTCATAATTGAGTTTGCAATCTGCTATGCAGTATTTGATAACATCAGCGTAGCGACCTTCTTGCCAAGCAATCGGCGCGTCTGCTGAATCCATGATTTCTTTCCCTACTCCAAGCGTATGTTTGCATAGAGAATCGAGGGGGTGACTTTTACCACTCGCGCTACGAACTTCCCAAGATGTATCAACGATGGATTCCTTCTTGTTGAGAAGAACTCCGGCGTAATGCATGTCAAGCGCATCACGGAGAACGGGGAGGTCGAAACCTCGTATGTTGTGTCCAATGACGATGCCGCCATTGTCAACATGCTTCTTGAGATGCTCACCGAGGTCGCGTGGATGGAGAGAATGCATGTGCGCGTCTGCTACAATCACATCGTCGGCCTTGCTGAACACATGTGCTTCTTCACCATCCCATGTAGCGACAACAGTTGTGTCGAACATGTGGGTTTTGTCCCATCCACCAATCTCATGCGAGAAGTTACCTGTTTCAATATCGAGTGCCATTATTTTACTCATCAATCATTCCTCCTTGAACTTGACATAGACTGCACTTCCTACACGATGGGTCTTGAATAACTTCTCAACATCCTTGAATCGCTTATACACAGTTGGTTTGCTCTTACCGAGTTGGTTAGCGTATCGGTCAAACATATCGTTCTTGAGAACCCAACTGTCCCCTTTGCCTTCGATGTCAACCTTCTTACATGGTTTCATAGCATTCATCCACTCATCTTTGCGCGCAATCTTTTCAGCGGCCTTTGCTCCTACTTCAACTTCGGACTCAAGCCAAAGGACAAGTTGCTCATATATATCATAGAGGATTTCGGTTGCCATCTCAACATCATCACCTGTGACTACCCAATCACCATCTGCTGGTATGTTGTCACGCTCAACACGAATCATTGCAAGGTGTGTGGCAAAGAGCGTAGTGTAATTGAGAATGTTAGGGATGAATGAACAAACAACATCGGATAGGTGCTTATCCATACCACGAACAAGAGTGTAGTATTCATCAACCGATGCCATCATTTGAGGATTAAACGATTCATCAGTCCTAAACATCTCATGCATACATCCACGCGCTACTTCTTCCTTACTGGCTGGATTAAGTTCTTCCCATTGTTGGTTTGTCATATTAGCAAGTCCCAATAGACGCGCTTGTGTTTTTTCACGAATGCGAATGAAGTGGTCAGCGATGTCTTGGAGTGAAGAAACATCTGTCAGTTTGTCTTGGAAGACACCGGACATTCTTTGTTCCGACACCATCTGTCGCATGTCTTCACTCCACGGTCGGTAAATCAAAAGCACGCGTTGGAATAGACCCTTCGTGAGAACATACTCTTTAACACCTGCTGGTGGGAATGAAGTAATCCAAAGCGATACGCGGGATTCTGTTTCGACTTTACCATTCTTCATGTGCTTGGTTAGGGTGTTACTGTGGCTTCCGATAGGGTTCATCGCTTGTTGAAGATACAGAATAACTTCCGAGAAGAATTGCTTAGGGTTCGATTGAAGAAGGATTGAACCTTCATCGAAGTTCAAGCACTTCTTACCACCGAGTAGTCCTTCGTTCTGCACAAGTTCATATCCACCGTCACCGTCACTCACGGAGTCGATTGACCCGATGAGCGCACTGTCAGTTCCGCTTGTGAACATGTCAATGTCAAGACCTGCAAGTTCAGCGACTTCTCCGGTGAACTCCCAAGCGATTGACTTACCCGACCTTGTTGCTTGAATCCAAAATACATGGATGCGCGGGTCGAGTGCCGAAGCCCATACGGGTATTCGCACATAGTCAACAAGGGCTTGGCCTTGTAGGTAAAAGAAGGATATGAGGCCGGGTATTTCGTTGAAAAACGAAGTCGTCCGAAAACGCTCAAGGTAATCCTTCATTACGGGGTATTCTTTTACTGCTGTGTATTGGTTCCATTGTCTTTGGGGCATATTTTTCATCTCCTTTGGGGGGTGGCAGACGCTTGAGGGTATTCACCCACGGTGCGAGTCAGCCTATAACCGTTTCTTAGATTATTGTTTCTCGCTATATTATAATAGAAAGAAAAAATGAGTATTTGTGAAGTATTCATCTTAGAATCACCTCTCAAAGCGAACTTCTTCTTCGCTTGTTAAAACTTCGATTACGCGGTTGCGCAAAATCTTACCCATACGGGGAACATCTCGCAAACAATCACCACACGCGGCCTCTTCAATTGAGCCACACGCGTTGAGAATTGCTTCGGCCATGTCCGGCCCGATACCGGGTATCGTTAGTATCATATCCATACGGACATCATTTGTGGATACGCGTTTAACTGCTTGCGCACCATGTCTGCTTGCTTTCTTGTATGTTTTTTCATGTAAAGCGACCATGAAAGCCGACGCTTCACTTGCGTTAGGGGCGCGGTAAATGAGGCAACCGAAGTCGGCTACAACCCTACCGAGGAACCCTGTCATTTGTTTGAGGGCTTGACTGGCTGTGATTGTTGAGCCACGCTCACGCGCTCGGTGAACATAGCCACCGATTTCTCCCCATATCACCAACCCATAGTTACCATCATTGGCATCCATGTTATCGAGTTGACGCATTAGGTGACCGCTTCTCATAGAGTTAAACAAGTCATCTATGCTCTTGGCTTCAATCAACCAATCACCGCACTTGTAATCACCGTTGACTAAGTTCTGTCGAAGGATGTTGATACGGGGTGACCTTGATTTAGCGCGGCGTTCAAGTGCAGAAACAAGTGTGCCTCTTTCGTTGGTGTCTATAATCAATGGAGGCTTCATGCTAATCGCCCCTCATGTGATGGGAATTTATGTGTCCGTCTGTATTGAGTATGGTCACGACCCTCTTTTCTTGATTCAACTAAACCCTGCTGTTCAAGTCCTTTCATCATCTGTGATATTTTGGATGAATCCATCAAGCGCAATGCCTGTGAATACTTAGTTAGTTGTCGCGGCGTTCTCCACTTCTCATCAATCATCAATAATAGTTCGACATAATCAGCATTAAACCATCGACTCTCGCCCGGTATTTTACTGGGTTTGACCACCTCGGTGTGGGTAATTTTGATGGATTGTAAGAATCCTTTCACTTCTGTGTATTCGTATTTGCGCGTCATTGTATCATCTCCTTATCTTCGTGATTGCCTGTTCCATCCCACAGTTGACATCGACCGATACAAAGACCCTTACCAATAAGGCTCTCGCATCGTTCCATGTATCCTGTTTCAACTATTGAACGCAATTGGTATTCAGTAACACCGGGGTTGTAGTCAGCCCATTGTAGCGTTTCAATAAAGTTGTGGAGTGTGAGTATATGCTTCTCCCTCATCTGCACAGTAGTTCGCTGGACAGGGAGGAAGTTGCGTAGTCGCGATGCAAGGTAAATAGCAAGACTCGCGCGGCTGATATGTGGAGGATTGCTCCCGACTTGACAAGCCGACTCCATGAGACATGGGAGAATCTTGATGCTCCCCATCTTGACAGTATCGAAGTTCACTGGTTCACCTGTCACTTTGAATTGGCTTTTACGAACTTCACTCACAGGGAGATTGACTCCCTTGTGACCATAGAAGTGCGCGGTGTTAAGCGGGGTTTCTGCTTTCTCGCAAATCTCATCCCAAGACATAGTAAGTAGTTGCTCACTTGTTAGAGGGATACTCCATCGCAGGACATGTTGCTTGGCGTTGTAAGAGTTAGGCACTCTTATCATACGCGCAGTATCAAACGGCACTGTTGGGTCCATGCAATACAGTTCCATGTCTTTCTTCCACTTATTGATGACCTTCTTACCCGCGGCCTTGATGTGTGACACCTGCGTTCCGTTTGATGGTAAGTGGGTCTTATCGAGCGATGTCCAAATGTGAAAACCATTACCACTAAACCACACACCGTGATTGATTTGTTCATCCATCATGAATTGATGAAGGCGGCGAACTTGTTGAACAACCTCGTCACCGTCAACTTCAATCATGTTGCTTCCCTTACGATACTTCTTATCGAAGTCAAGAACGAAATGCTTGATGATGGCTGTGTTGTATTCAGCGCGACGACCGTTTGGTTTCACTGCTCGGAAACCATACACGGACATATACGCGCACTGTGAATTTTGTAACGCAGACCAATACCGTTCAAACTCATTCTTATCGTTAATGATTTTGCGGAACAGACCTGCTTCTTTAGGGAAGTCAAAGTGAAGAGGATTCATCATCAAACCTCATTCCTGCTGTGACTGCAAACTCAAGCATCTTGTCGATACAGGAGAAGCAAACGGCGCGCTTTGAATATCGCATAGCGATACCACCTTTGTCCCATCCACATAGTTCACACGGTCTTCCACTCATTCGCTCACCTGTATTGCATATTTTGGACATAGTTCAAGGTAATCACAATAGCCACACTTGAAGTCCTGTTTGGTCGGGGGGAATTGGTTGTCAAGATACATCTTTATCAAATCTTTGACACGCTTCATTAGCCCTCGTTGGCTTATGGCCTTGACCTTTTCACTCATCCAGTTATCTGCGGCTGAATATCTCCAACCCCAATGTGTAACCGGACGGTCAATGTTGCGCTCTTTCAAATAATCACTATCGCAATTCTCAATCAAAAACTTGTAGTATGACATCTCTTTTCTCATCTCACTCGCTTTAGCGTCACTCCATTTACCAGTCTTCAACTCAAAGAGTAGTAGTCCACCGTCAGTAGCCTCGAAAATACGGTCAATGATACCAACAAACTGAACGGGTATAGTTCCATACCCTTCAATCTCCATGTCAATCTTTACTTCAAGGCGAACTTCATTAGCCAGCGGTAAAGGGTTGTTAGGTGAGAGTTTCATTCGCGCGTTCTCATATTCCATCAACCAGTTCATGTTGTAGTAATAGTCGTCATGATAGAAAGGGAAGTCTTTGTTCTCCGCGCGGCGATTGCTAACAATAGCCTTCTCGGATGGAATCAACTTCTTAAGATAATCTGTCACTTCCGCTCCTTGTTCAAGCATCTTGATGATGATTTCTTTTTGATGAGTGTTCTTCTCAATTGATTGATAGAACAAGTCAAGACCGTTGTGAACATCGTCACCAAGAACAAGGTGTTTAACCAAGCCTTGAGGTTTAGGATAGTTATGTTGCAACCACATCTGTTGCGCGCACCACCCAAGTGAACCAGCAGTTGACTTGCTCATCCGAATGATGATGCCATCTTCTCCCATTTCGGGTGTCCAAGCATAGGAGGAACCGTCGTCGTAAATCTTGACGCTCATTCTTCCTCACCTTTCGCCTTCATTTCAGCAACATAATCATACTGTCCGAAGTTGAGAGGTGGCAATTGACCACCAATGATACCTCCACGCGTTGCAATCATTTCAAGCAATGTCGATGCCGAAACCCAACCAATAGGGTCATCGTCGTTGATACGGATTTCAACAGAACCGTATCCTATGTCAGTTGTGTCTGCGCGCGGTGAGCAGTAATGACCGCTCGATGCTTGCACGCTGATGTAATCTCCGTTAGCACATTTCAATGGTGTATTCATTCTTCCTCATCCTCACATTCACAACATGATGCTCTTTGGTCACAACACTCTAAAACAGGGTCGTGGTAGTCGTCATACGCTCCCCAATCCATACCGTCCGGGTAGTTATCCATGAAACGGCCTCCCCGAATCGTCTTGTCTTAGTAAGTCATTGTCCATTCTTTTTAGCGCGGCCATCTTTGAACGCTTCATGCTTGCAACATCAACCATGTAAAGTTCTTCATCCAACTCATAGGTTTGAATTGTAATCACTGTCGCTGATGGGATAAGGAGATAGTCTTCCCCCTCCCTCTTCAACCCAATGTAATCTGTAAGTAGCGCATCACCAAAGAACAATTTTCCTTCTGCGTATTTGATGTTCTTCGTTCCTGTTTCAAAGTATTCTATTTTTGCTTGCATTTTAATCACCTTGTAATGTTCCTGTTATTCTTCCTTTCGATTTGCATTTGCATTGAGGGTTACGGTCTTTTCTTATGATTGACTGACACCTCTCGCATCGCTCACTCATTGCATACCCACCCTTGTCGGAGCGTCAATCTTGTTCGCTATGTAAATCGTAGGGAATTGCTTTACAAGTTCTTCTTGTAGTTCGCATACCGCGCGAGCAAGTGTGTGTGCTGTGTGGTCATATCTAATCATCGCATCAATTTCATCGTTCAGTGATTGAACAAGTTCTTCAAGTTCGATTATTCGGGCTTCGTTTTCTTTTGTTTTTTCGTTTTCGTTTGTCATTGTATCACCAATAAGTTGCGGGTCGGGGGGTTCCAAGTGCGGCTTCAATGTCCCAACCCAAGACATCGAATATACCGGAGATTTTCTTCTCAATAGATTTGTTTAAGATTATTTTTGCATCCAGTTCAAAACTTTCAAGTTCAGCAGGTTCACGATACGCGACCACTTTGGTCGGTGGCAAACCATTTGGAACTGCTGAAACATAAGTCCATTGAACGGAGTCACCTGCAACGAATGGGTCACCTGTTGACATGTATTCGTTGTAGTAATGCGCGGCTTTTGAAGCACCGGATAGGACTTTGTAGTCTTTCGGATTCGCGCTAATTCTTGTTGATTGTGTCACGCTCTTCAATGTCATCTCACCTTTTCGGACAGGCAAAGCGACATCAAGAACAACACTTCTTACATCGGATTCGGATGCACCATCGCATACGAGGCCAAGCACTGTGCCTTCAATCTCCTTGCTGATAGGAGCAAGACTGCTACCCTTCATGAAGTTGGCAGTCTTCATCTTACCAACATCTTCGGGAGGATAAGACACCCTCCCAGCGTAGCGATTCTTACCGGCCAATAACCAGTAAGGCATGTATGCTTCAACCTCCGCGACAAGTTTGGTATTACCAGTTGATTCTTGAACAACATTAGTAATACGCGCGGCCAGTGATTCTGCTTGGTCAAGTGGAACTTGAATGAAAGCGGAGTCCGTGAAACCGTAAAGCACATTGTAACCCATGTTGGTTGCGACTGTATCAAGTAAAGCAATGCATCGTCGCCCTTCGGAGAGGATGGTTTCAGCAATGTCAAGGTCAGCCCAGCCGAACCCAACACTCGCTGTCGCACCGTAAAGAGATGCCATGACGCGCTTGATAGCGGCCTGTGTTGTGTTCCAAGCGTCGCGTTCATGTTTAGTTTCTGCTTCACGCATTGTCTTTTTACACAACGCACGATAGTCGAAGAGGTCGTCAACAACTTGAGGGAGAATACCTTTTTCTAATTGATTCCAAAAAGTTCCGTTCTCCATCTCGATGATACCTTCACCCGGTCCATCACGCTTGGTAGTGTAGCAAAGATTGAACCCTGTAATGAGTGAAGGATACAGACCCTTGTAGTCAATGACGCATACATCTTCATACAGACCCGGTTCCTTTAGAATGAACTCCGCGCCTTGTATGTCCGGCTTCTGCACATTGATACGGGTAGGAGCAATCAAGTCAGTCTTACGACCAAGAAGACCACGCATGAAGTTTGATACATTCGTTGCTGATTGAATAGAGACACCACAAAGGCGAACCATCTCAACAAAGAAGTCAGTTACATTACGCGCTTCATCAATACCACGAAGCAGAACAGTGTCAAGCAAACAGTAGTCAACGAAGTCGGACCAATACTCATACCATCCATTGTGAACATCCATGCCCTCAATCTCTTCTGTGAGTTTTGAACCAAGACCAAGAGTTTCAGCGATAGTATTCAACTTGCGGTTAGGTAGTTGACCACCACCGCTGTCTTTCCATACTCGCTCAAACCCTGTGCCACTTGTAGCGGGTGCGGCAGTATCAAACTGCCATCGACCTGCAATCGGTTGGTCATCGAATCGGTATCTATCACCCTTCTTTGGGTATCGGATGATACCAAGAGGACTCAATTTAGACGCGCCACCATGACCGTAAATCTTGTCAAGGCGTTCAATCATGTGAGGTATGTCAAAGAATGTTCCCGCGTGAGCAATCATCATGTCGGGGTTACGCTCTTGTAAGAACTCAATGAAATCGTCATACATATTCTTCTCGCTATTGGAGGGTCGCAATTCATATTCTGTATCTCTAACCTTCATCGTCACCGGGTTGCTATGAGCAAGATGGTAGTCCTTATCAAGAGGACAATTGGTTCGCTCGTCAGCCCATGCAAAGACAACGGGTGTGTCAAGGTCGGAGTCAATGACAGCAATGACAGTAGTGAACTTGTCGTCACCTGTATTACATTCAATGTCATACCACCATTTGCGCGGTTTCCACTTCGGCATCTTGGTTACATTCTCAACGAGGTATTGGTCAATGAATCTCATGTCACCTTCGTATGTCTTACTGAACATGTTCTTCATCTGCACAATCTCATAAGGGTTATCCGTTTCAATACGCCATAGAGTAGCACCATCAAGTCCTTCGTATGTTTTATCCTTACACACTTTAGAAGCAGGGAATGAACGCTTGAGATTCTTAAGTCGAAACTCCGGTGTTGATGCTGGAATATACATGTGAGGTTTGTAGTCATTCACTGTTTCTTCGCATAACTCACCATCAATTCGATAGCGTGTATAGATAGTAGGCGGTGCATCGTCGTGGTAAATTGCATCAACAATCATTGGTCAGCACCCTCTTGATGTTTGAGAACAAGCAGTGCTGATACTTCCGAGTGTCTTAGGATTAGCGCGCTCTTGAGTCCCATGTGGAAGATGACAGTTCCACTCGGCATGATGTTAGCCAACTTAGGAAAGTGTGAACCAAAGACGGTTTCACATGACCCTGCGAAAGTGGTATCAATCTCAATTTGTCGAGTCATCCTTGCGCCTCGTTGAGTCCCAGCAGTTATTGTCATCTCTTGGTCCTCAACAGATACACGAACCGGAGCATCCTTACCGACAACCTTAGTCATTGATGAGATACCACGAAGTTCTTCCATGCTCATGTTACCATGAGCCTGTATATCAGCGCGACCAAGAGACATCCAACCAGCATCCTTAGACATACTAATTGCTAATTTCGCGCGGTCCACAGTTGCGTAAGACATAATGTGGTCATGTGTCGGTGTGCTGAACTCATCATTACCGTTAGTCAGTGTCAAGGTGTTACCTACATGTTGCATAACTGTGTTATCCTCTTTGCATGTTTTGAGAAACGCGCCGACTTTGTGAACATCGGGGACATATACGATACCGGATTTGTAGTCTTCCATGTGGATACCGATACTCTTTGTGAAGTAATGCGTAGCAGTGTCAACCCAACCTGTCAGTTTCATGTCAGCGATGTCACAGCGAAGGTCATTAACACCCTCACCGAAGCCGGTCATGAAAGCCCAAAGAGAAGCATTGCTGAATGTCGCTTTAACGAAACTCATTCAATCACCTCTCCTGTCATAACAAGATGAATTGATTGACAGTCTTTACAGATAGTCAATTCACTCGTAACTCCAATTGGTTCAAAGTTACCCTTCGCGCCGCATAGTCTTGGTTTTGTTTTTCCTTTAATGTGTCTCTTAGTCATTCGTAATCATCTCCTTCATAAGTCGTAGGCAAACGCAGTCGTGGAACTTGATGTATTCTTCCTTCGTGTCGGGATGAATCAATCGTTCTTGAACCGCGCCTGTTCCTTTGCATTGAGGGCATGTGGTGTCTGCCTTTGTCACCCACCGTTGAAAGATACAAGCGCAAGGCTCGTTGATGAACTCAACATCAACAGCCTCGCCTTCGTAATTTCTTACTGGTGATTCTGTGCAAACAAATCCACTACCCCCACAGTCTTGACAAGTGGGGTCGGCTTCCCATTCGGGTTCGTCTTCCGCGCTACGCTCAACTGCATTGTTGTGTGCTGGTGTGCCTGTTCTTTTCCATTCGCTCATATTTGACCCTCTCGTAGTTCCGGTAGTCCGAACCACTCCGGGGATGCGTTCTGCTTCGTGACCATGATTGTTCTTCGCTGGTCAAGTAGGTCAGCGTTCGTTTTGCATTTGACGAACTCAACCTCGTAGCGTGTTTCCCCTGTTGGTTTGTTATCCTCTCCGCGCACCTTCTTCTTGTGGAAGTAAATGATTTGGTTGAGGTAATTTGCTGTGTGCTTTTCCCATGCTGGTTTCTTACCAATGACATTGCCACTCTTGTCTTGCAACTCTTTGAAGTGAGTTTCAAAATAGACGCGCACTCCAAGTGACATCAGCGTTCGGGCAATGGTAGTCAACTGGTGGAATCGAGTTGAACGGATTTGCCAATTGAACCGCATTCCCACTTGTAGGTGAGGTTCAACCTTAGCACCGATACCATCGGGTGCAGTTCCCAAGTCTTCAATGAACATGCAGTTCTTCGCAACTTCATCCCATAGGTCAATCGCTGTGAACAGGACTGAATGTAGGCGTGGTTTGTTACCGGGTTTAGCGGCCCAATCAACAAGAGTCTGTCCAACTTTCATCACGCGTCTGTGTGTTGCTGGGTAGTCGATTGCTTCACGGATGTCACCATCATCATCAAATGTTTGAAACATGACATTGGGGTTAAGACAACGGATGTTGTTAGCGAACTCACGGTGATGAGTCACGCGGGTTGTCTGTCCACCACCATCGAAGTCAAGGCAGAAGATTACATCTCCGCGCTTCTTCTCTTCAAGAGTCATGCTGTCAAGAACGATACCTGTCTTACCAACACCTTCGGGACCAATGAGTCCAGCGAAGACCATGTTGTTAGGGATATGCGTTCCAGCGTTGACGATTTCATCCCACACTGATTGTGCTATTGGCTTGGCATCGCTTCTCTTCTCTTCGACCAAAGCGACCGGAACTGTTTCTCCGGTGCTTGGGTCAAAAGTTGCGGCGGTTAGGGTTAGGTTTTTGTTGGCTTCTGTTTTCAAATCGTTAAGGTTTGGCATTCATTTCACTCTCCATATTGCTTTGTTGATGTGTCGCCGCCTTCACCAGCAGGGATGACGAGGCGTGGGACTGCGAAGACTCCGAAGGTCTTGATAGCAGGTTGTGGTCCATCGTCTGTAACGCGCACACTCAATCGTCCAAAGACAATGACTGTGGATTTAACAGCGTAGGATTTCCAACCTTCATTAGTAGCGTAGTCGAATGGATGTCCGTCATCACCGAGCAGTCCGTGGACATAGCAAGGTAAGTTCTGTCGTCGTCCTTCGGTGAAGGTGCGAGCGAGGTCGAATGATGTGAGGCTCATTGAGTAGTCGTGACCTGTTGGGTCCCATTCTGTTTCACGCGCTTCTTTCCTCATGTCACTCACTTTGCCTCGGATGAAGACAAGAGGACCGACCGGGTTGTATCCGGGGATATTCTCTTGTCGTGTTTCAAAGACTTCATTGAGAGTTGACAAGTCCTTGATGTAGTTGTCAAGGTCGGGAATCAACTTGTCCGGTTTGATAGCGTCACGGACATGCTCTTCAACGAAGTTGTTTCCGTATGTCAATGCACCGGGGAGTGGGAAGGTGTTGTAGGTATCAGCCCACTCCGGTTTGACATTGGCTGATTGAGCGCGCACTTTGATTGTGCATTCGCTGAACAGTTGAGGGATGAACCACTCGTCGGGGTCACTTGATGTAACAGTCAAGCGCAGGTTTCTTTGGTCATCCAAGAAGTTCTCCTTCTCGTTACCGAGGAAGTAGTAGGTTCGTTGGTATCGGTATGGTGTGATTGGCTCACCGTAGCGTGACCACTCGGAGTTGTTCTGTAAGATTGCGAGTTGAAGACCATTCTCTTCATACAAGAACCACGGCTTCGCGTCTGCTGATTCTTCGGTAGCCTTCGGTCCGTTGACTCCCTCAAGCATCCAAACACCGTTCTCGGTGTAAGCGCGTGCTACAAGTCCTTGTTGGATTGCACCATCAAGGTCATTGATTGCGGCGGCAACGGCAGGGTTGCGCTTGCGTTCTTGTCCATCTCTCATCTTAGGGTCAACACCGACAAAGTATCCAACAAGTTCGCTTGCATTCTGCGCGCTTCCAGTCATGACTCGTCGCTCAACCACGAAGGTTTCTGCGGCATCAATCATGAAGTCATCTTCTTCTTTATCCGGGTGTTCAACACCGAGTTTAGTCTTGAGGTAGGTAAAGAATTCACCTGTTGCGTCGTCAAGTGTCTTGTTGTGCTTTTCAGCCCACCACTTGAGGCGGTCCTCGACTTGGGCGTTGAATCCTGTGTCTGTTCGGTTATCGTTTTTGGCTTCGTTTTCGTTTAGGTTTGGCATTTTTAGTCCTCCATTTTGGTTGTGTCTTCGTTGCATAGCGTTCCGATAAAGTAGTCGATAAACGACTCCGTTCCGAGAGGCCATTGGTGCATTCGTAATACGAAATTACCCCATACAGCGAAGAAGGCATATAAACTTTGTGAACTCATCCCTACGGATTTCACATGTTCGTGGATTTTGCGCATCACCAAGTGTAGCGATGCGCCTTCTCGAACCATCGTGAGCATAGTTCGGTGAGTTGACTCCCAATCACCAGCGGCGATGTCAAGAGCAAGTGAGTCAAAGTTGGTTTGTGATTCGGAAAGTTTTCGACCACTCATGATATGATTACCAATAGCGCGAAGGTCACCACCGTAGTGTGAATGCAGTGCGTCGGGGCTGTCGGTTGAACTCAAACCTTGTGTCGAAAGTAGGAGTTCAGCATACGCGCGCACTTGGTTTTGATTGTAAGGCTTGAATCTAAACTGCACACAGCGTGATTTGATAGCGGGGATTATACCACCATCATCGTTGCATGTGAGAATCCACCAGCATTGGCTCTTCTCCATCATGCGCTTCAATGCTTCTTGCGCAGGTTTGGTCATCCCTTCAAACTCATCAAGAAGGATGAGTCGCCTTGACCAAAGCGAACTGCTCAATGCAATCTCTTTGATTTTGTTTCGCACAGCATCAATACCTCTCTCGTCGGATGCATTCATCTCGATGAGGTCAAGGTTCAATTCGTTCGCAATCAAGTATGCGGCTGTCGTTTTACCGAGGCCGGGGTTGCCACTGAAAAGCAGACATTGGGGGCTATCAGTTTCCCACTCGTCAAGATAGAAGAGCGGGTTGTTAGGGTCATTGTGGCCGATGAACTCGGCAATGGTTCGGGGTTTGTGTTCGGGCATGTTTTTTCCTCAATCCCCCGGTAGGGTTTACCGACTCCCTTATAAGGGGTCAACGACGCACGCCGTTTTTCCCATAGGTTTTCTTGATATTATTAGATTATTATTATAAGAATAATAGAGTTTATATCTATAAGAATAAAATAAGATTATTGATAATCAGCATGATAACGCGTCAATCGCCACTTCCACTGTTGTCAATGAGGTCGATGATGTCCTCAATCCTTCCGTGTGTAGGGTTGCGATGCTTGTAATCCATCAACCGAATCATCTTGAGCATGTTATCTATGTCTGCAACATGGTGTTTGACAGGCGCAAGTATGCGTATCAGTTGTTTGATTAGTGCGGGGTCTTTGAGGATGCGTGCATTGATACCTTGAGTGGATAGCCACATGTTGAGTGCGGGTTCATCCTTTCGTGATACCAGCACGCGTCTTACTACACGGTATCCTATTCGTGTCTTGGGTGCGAAGTGAACGCTCAATTGGAATCGGCATTCTCTCGCCAGCCATCCGAGGAAGAAACTATCATCGTCCATCACTATCTCTCCATCAAATCCCCAATCTGTATTGCGTCGGACTGACCTATCGTTGTATCAATGCGTGTAAGATAAGGTGCGCGTAGTGTCTTCGTGTCATGGTCGTATGACAGTGCGTGGAATATACCGATGAGTCCTTCGTCTATGTCCATCATACCCTGCGCGTCATACAGTCGTGCTAATCGTTCGGGTATGTCATCGGCTTTGACGAACGCGTATCCTATCGGGAACGGGTCGAACCCATCAAGGGCGGCTATCTTAATTCGTATTCCTTCGCCATCTCGGTATCCTCCGAGAATGATTAGCGGTAAGTCAAATGTTCTTCTCGGCACTATAAATCCTCCAACTGCTCCACTATGGAAGTAAGGTCGTTCAGCATCAGTTAGGCGCAAGACTTCACCCTCTTCTAATGACTGCACAATCGCACGCAGATGCGCGCGGTCCTCAACCTTCTTAGGTTCGTGCGCACGCACATTCCTATTCTCTTTCCATAGATTGGGTTCGTCGTCTGTGTATAACCATTCAACGATGTTGTCTGCTTCATCCATCTCACACACACAGTCGTGCGTGCCTTCGATGTTGGGAGAGCGCGCTACGCGTTGCGCGGTCGATGAAAAACAATAGACGGCATCTCCCCTTCGGTGCGCGTAGTATCTTTTACCTCGCACGATGTCATAATGTGTCTGTTTGAAAGGGAGTGACCATCTATTCCACCGAGAATAGTGGGGGGATTTGAATGGGTAGGTGGGTTGGATAGTGTATTCGTGGGGGAGTGTTTCGTTTAGCGCACGCTGGATAATTTCACCTGCTGGCATGATAGAGCGCATTCGTTGAAGATGATTCGTGTCATACTTTGTGATGGATGCGAGTGATTGCATGATTCGTTTATACGCTAATGAGTTTCTTCCGAAAGCGAAACCCCAAAACAACATTGCACTCAATTGTGACATTGACTTGAATAGAATGTCAGCGTTCACTTCACAATGAACAATCATCTCCTTGAGTTCGATGACTTCTCTTAGTGTGAGTGAGTTGGTAATGTCTTGCGGGGATTCGGATGCAAGCAGTGTAGGCATTTCGTGTTCGTCTATCAATGATTCATACTCTTCGGGGAACAAACCATAGGAATGCGCTAACATCTTAATGATGTGATAAGGCTTGATGGATGAGCGCGGGTTAGCACAGCAAATTGTGATAATGTCATGCGCGCTATCCGCATTCGTCTTGAATAGATTAGCGAGGGTGCTTCCTTTAGTCTCGTTTTGAGAGGCAAAGACCGCGCTCGCTAAGTCTTCAAACTTCATTCCTCTTCCTCTATTCCTTTCGTGTGAAATATCAATCCGCGTAGGTGTGGGGGAACAGGCTTCTCATTCCAAACAGAAGGCATGATAACAACTGTGTTGTTCTCAAGCGCGCTTAGTATGTTACCTTCGTCAGCCATGTCTATAATTTCGTGTCGTTCAAGAACCTGCATCTTATCCCATGTGAAGAAGAGGTCATCACCTGCGAGAAGATGATAGTCCATTGGACTCAACGCAACTTCATCAGTGTCACCTTCGTCATGGTGTCGGATAGCGACGCGCCATGCTTCTTCATCGGGGTCCATCAATACCCACTCCGCGTTCTCTAAATCGAAATTGACAAGGGGGATACCTGTGTTTGGTGAGGTCCATTCTTCGGCGGCGGCTTGCGCGGCGGCTTGTGGGTCTTGGATTAGTTCAGCGTCGTCTGCTATCATAGTCACACCAATCAACTCACACACTTTCTTAATGCGCTCAAGTGGTAGCAGTGATGCGGGACTTGCGTTAAGGACAGTGAGTATATTGTCTTCGTCTTTGCGCAACACAGCATCAGCAACACCCCATGTGTCACCCATACTCATCTTCTCGTAATGCTCACGCGTCCATTCAATATCATCTTGTGCGGGTATCCAGTTATCTGTTATCAATTTTCATCACCTTTGAACCAACGGAACTTTTTACAGCATCGCGCGGGGACAAGGATAACTTCTCGCTTGTGGGTATGTAAAGCGATTTGGTGTGGGTTTAATTGGTCACCACAAGAACACATGACAACTTCACCGAGAAGGTGAGATACATAGTCGTAGCCTACAATGATGTGTGATTGACCATCATCAGTATCAATTGTGATACCCTTGAGATTCGCGTCTTCACCATTCGGTTTGATTAACCTTCCACAGTCGGTGAAATCGGACACGGCTATCTTGTAAGAAACGGACACATTCACCCCCAAGAGGGAGAAGGCTTTTATTGTTGCGCCATAAACATCGGCAACATATCGTATGTTACACCTGCAATGTCACAGACAATCTCAATCTTCTCAAAGATACCGTAAGGCACAGTTCGATAGATGAGCATGTCAACAAACGCGTCGGGGTGACCACCACATGGACAGTCTTTGTATGGTAGGATGATAACATCAAGTGGTTGTTGCGCGGGCATCATGGTCTATTCCTCCCCAATACCATAGCGCGTGTCATAACCTTATCACCGAGAACCCATCGAAGTGAATAGCACACACCCTGCAATCCTTTGTAATCTCTCATGTGTTGCGCTTTCTCTCTCATCGGAGTATCCTTATCGTTGATAGCAACTTTGTGTTTCTTCATCTCCGCTTCTGCTTCGTTAAGCATTGCTTCGATTCCCTCCCATGTTTGGTTGTAAGCGAAGTTGCGCGTCATTCCTCTTCATCTCCTTTCAGTTGGTGGTTGTGTGTATTCATTGCGAGAATCGTAGCGTGTGTTGTCATTTGAAACACATTGTAATCCTTGTATGCTGTCAATGAATCTAACGCCCCTTCATACTCGCGTCTTTCTAACTCATCCTTAATCCTATTGAGGCGCGTGATTTCAAACTTCAATCTGCGTAGTTGTTTGTGTGCGAAGTTCTTGAGAATCCTGTTACCCACATCAGTTATTGAAACCTGTCTTCCACTTCTCAAAGTGAGGTTGTAGGATTCAGCCGTAGTCATTCGGTCTTCATCTTCTGTCATCTTTAACCACCTGCATCATTCCTGTGCATTGTTCAGTTGCCTGTCCAATAATCAGTTTGCACTTTCCCGCGCTTCTCATTCTTTCACTTCCGCATTCACGGCATCTTCTTAATTTTCTTTTTCCATGTGTCATAGTAATGCACCTTTTCCTGTTTTCAATTTCTTCAACAATGCCATGCCGATTGCTTCACGCGTCTTTCCTTCTTCACCGTCAAGTATTCGGTCAACAAGGTCTGCTTTTTCAGCAACCACTTGGTCAAACATTGAGTCAATCGTTTCGTTAGCCGACAAGACAACCTTGTGGCATGTGGATTCTCCTTGTGTCATACGGCGGACGCGCGCCGCCGCTTGTTGTTCCCATGCTGGAACCCATTCACGCTCAACGAAGAGTGTGGTGTTAGCGTAGTCGAGGTTGACCCCTTCACGCATGGCATTAGTGGAACAGATGAGGAAGTCAATTTTTCCCTCTTGGAACTCTCTAATGTATTTTTGTCGGTGATTCCCTTGTGTGCTACCCACGATACAAAATGCTCGTCTTTCCTCACCATTCAACTTCGCTAACAGATTACTTACCACATCGTTATGATGCGCAAAGATAACGAGTGGCTTACCTGTGGTGTCATGATAATCATTCGCCCACTTAACCGCCGCGTCAACCTTGAGGCGACCTGCTATGTGTCGAAGTTGTGTCATCATGTTGAGAGAGAACCCCGCGTCTGTTGAACCAAAGTCAGCCTGTTGCTTGACCCATTCTTGCATCCATGAGTTGTATTCAACCTTGTATGCTTTCTGCGCTTCTTCGGGTAAGTCAAATGCTATGATTGTTTCAACCAACGCTGGCATCTCACCTGCGATTCGTGGGTCATCCATAGAACGACGCAACATGAAGTCACGCAATATGTGGTTAAGTGGTGTGGTGATACCATCACGGCTTGTGTCTATGTTAGACGCGCCACTGAAATCCCAACCGAAAGAGTTCTTCTTAGCGTTGCAGTATTTCTTAGCGAAGGTGAAGTAGTTGGAGAAAGTTGCTGGCATCATCATGTTCAATGATGTGAAGAACTCACTCGGTCTATTCGTGATTGGTGTTCCCGACAGCGCAATGATACCTTGAACACCCTCCGCTAATTTCAGCGAGGCTTTGGTTGATGCGGTTTTCGGGTTCTTGATACGGTGAACCTCGTCAAAGATGATGCAGTCGTATTCGTTTGCTTTAAGGTGGTCAAGACGCTTCTCCAAAATAGCATAGTTAACTATGTTGAAGCGCGTCTGTTCAATCTCACCCTTCCATCCGTTGATGATGAAGTGGTCTTGATAAGCCCATTCACCATCATGTAACCACTTGACAATCTCGTTAGCCCAATTGTGTTTGACAATAGAAGGGCAGACAATCAGCACGCGTTTGTATTGAGCCAACTCAACACAAGCGAGTGCTTGAAGTGATTTACCAAGACCCATCTCATCAGCAATCAATACGCGCTGTCGTCCACCCGTCATGAACATCACAGGGGCGACGCGTTGGTAAGGTCGCATACTGTTGAATGGTTCTTCGTCGGGTAGTTCGATGACAGTATCAACCGCGCTTGACAGTTCCACTCGTTGTAGTGTAGCGGCGTGCGCTAACTGAACTTGTGGGTTGTCTTCGATAGCATCAGCGAGTGGGGCGTAGTGAGGACGAACCGCGTTTGCCACAGCCATAGCAGTAGCAATCGGAATCATCCAATTCTTATTCGCGTTCATCCACTTAGCGTTACCAGCCGCCGCTTGTTTCATAGAACCGTTGATGTCTTTCCAATTCGATTGAAAATCCCACTCGATGATGAGTTTGTCCGGTGCGGAGTATGTAGCCGTAGCACTACCAACAGGCACGACAATAGCATCCGCATCGTATTCTAAACCATCTATGGTAATGTCATGGTCTGCGAGAAATGTAACAGTCTTCTCAATAACATCCGCGCGGTCTTGAATTGTCCATAGACCCTTCTCTCCGTTCCATGTCATTTGAGGGAATGGTAGCGCGGCCTTCATGTCATCCTTCAAATTGAAGGGGACTTTGATGAGAGCGATGCGCGGCCCGTAGTTGTCAGTGTATCGTTCAAATGTCATATTCATATTCGGTCACCCCCGACTTCGCTGTGGTTACAATCGTAACAATGCTTTCCCCAAGTGTGAGCATGTCCACTTTCGACATAGTGCGTATCCCAATCTGTTTGAGTGTTGGTTGATTTACAATTAGCACAAGGTGTTCCGTTGCGAGTAATGAGTTTCTCATCAAGAGCCAATCTTCTCAACTGTGTGTATTGATGTTTGAGTAAAGCGTATCTGCGCGCTTTCCAATTGTTGTTTTCTTGCATGTGTGCAAGTCGCGTAGCGATGCCACCCCAACCTTCTGCCACCAATAACTCGATGTCCTTACGCGATTGAAACTCGTTCCATCGAATGCCCGCGCCTTTGATATGGTATGTGAGCAATTCGGGGTTCATGCTTGTTTGAACAATCAACCCTTCATCAACTGCTTGTTGAAACTCCTTCTCTCTCATGTTATGTTTGAGTTCAGTCATTCTTCTTCACCTCTATCAATTTTGTATCACAAGTAGGACAACGCCATGCGTGAGAATCAATGTTCCATGTTTCATCGCATTTAGGACAACGCCCATCTTCATACCAATTCATGTGTTCTTCGTATATCACCTGCGCTAAGATGTCTGTGTCAATCATTCAATCAACTCCTTCATCGCTTCCCATGTGTTCATGTCCTTCCACACATCATCGGGAATACTGTCCACGATAAATCGCAACCGCTTGACTTCTGCGAGCAGGTCGTTGTGTTCATTCACAACATCTTTCCAATCATGGTGATTCATTTTATACCAATCGTCAATCGTTAGCCCTTCGTATTTGTCTGTGTCAGTCATTCTTCTTCGCCTCCGAGAAAAGATGTTAGCGTCTGTGAGAAATCACCGTTGACTGAAACCTTGATTTGTTTAGCAGGGTGTTGAGCCATGTCAACATAACAAGGGCATTGTCCACACCATAGTTTGACGCTGTGCAATGATGTTAGGTCGCCTTCGGATGAATGCACTTTCCAATCATGATGGTTGGCTTCGCATACCATGACTTGTTTCATGGTGTCAATGCGTAGTTCCATTTGGCGCGCTTCGTTCATCTGTTCATTCAGTCTTTGTTTTATCAGTTCCATTTGTTTTTCTGTATTTTTCATTCTTGTTCCCCTCCATATAGGGTTGGTTCGTGGTCACCCCACGACAGGTGTTGTCTTGTGCGCTCGTAGTAAGCGCGGTTTGAGTCTATTGATTCTTGCGAGAGTATGACAGCAGACTTCTCATCAACATAAAAGTTTCCGAAGAGAGTTGTCTGTCCATGTGGAATGGTGCTGTCAATACGGGATGCCACTTTGTTCAACTTCTCCATGACTTCTTTGTATTTCGATGAGTCTTCTTTACCCCACTTGATTGTAGCGGCGCGTGTGTATCTCATCATCCATCGAGCGTTGTCTGCTGATACAATAGCAAAGCGAACAAGCGGATGGTTCGGAAACTTATCGAGTGGTTCAAACCCAATGTCTTCGATTTCACCACCGTGGTGTTTGAATGCTGATACTATGATACGCGCACCTTCAAAGGCAACACTCTCACAGTCAAGCCAACACAAACGGTTAGCGGATTGAACAGGGTTCGCGTCAAGCACAAAGAAACTCATGGTTTCACCTTCTTGATAACAGTCCACGATGCTCCGCATGGTAACTTTCTCCTTCTCTTACTCACCTTATCTCGATACACTGTGATTTCTGTGTCTCCGATGTGGTGGACTCCGAGAGTCTCGCATTTGCTGTTTGAGTGCTTACTCAACTTGTATGTCGTGTCACCAATCATTATGGTGACTGTCTGTATTGTGCTACCTGTGTCGGTGAAGGTAGCGGTGGATTCTTCAATCAAAAACACCTCTTGGCTGTCATCTTTTATAATTTCTCGGCTCATGCTATCCTCTCCCACTCGAATACGGACTTGTTATCCGGTGATACTTGTTTCATTCTCCAGTATTGAGGGAATTGTCGCAACTTGTGTGCAAGAGAACACGCGCTTGATGGAATCCAATTAGTAGGAACTCTCCCAAGTCGGGTGTCGGGTGTTTTCACATATTCCATTCGCTTGATGATGTCAGCGGATGAGTATGTTTCACCCACTTCGGTCACTTTCAATGTATATCGGACAGTGCGCGCACTCTTCCTCGCTCGTTTGTTTTGGTGTGTAAAGATTTTTTCTTCATCGTTTTTGTATGTGGTCATATTCATTCCTCCTTTGTTTCCCACCATTGAGGCGTGGGAGTTCCTTTGTTCCATGATGCAAACCTGCGTTTGTCATTGGAGTAGTAGTTACGGTAAGCGGAAACAGCATCTCCGCGCACCTTGAAATCATCGGGCATTGCTTGAGCAAACTCGGTGAGGATACCATTTGGTATCATTTCGTAGTATTGTTCCATGTGCTGAATAGCAGAACTGCACGCATGGATTTTACCGAAGCGCATAGTGTATTCAACAGACAGTGTTCGACCATGTTCCGCGAGCCACAAGTAGTTCATCTGTGTGTCACCACACCAAACGGTGCATGGGTGATGGTGATAGCCCCCCTTGTATGGGCGGCCTGTGGTCTTCGCCAATGGCATGATGTCATCAGTAGCACCATGTCGTCGTAGCGCGCTCGCCATCATCTGCGCAGTCTCCACCACCATCTTCGGTATGTGTTTGTCGCACATCATTCGTGCGGCTTCGATAGGGTTCGCGTCTAATACAAATATATTCATTCCTTAGTCAACTCCTTTTGAATCTCTTCGTAGTTGTCCATCCAATTGATGAGAACCTCTCTTGGGTTAGCACCATCGAGGTCGCAGTGTTCAACAAGGTAAGGGGATGCACCAAACATGTTGGTGACTCCCGACTCTTGTAGTATGTTGAGGAAGATGAAGTGTTCTTTCCATTCCCAATTCGCGCTCATTCAATCACCTCATGTATCAAATGCTCTTGTCCATATTTAATCATCATGTTTCTCAATTCCTGTTGTGTATTTGGTAAATCATCATAGTCGGGTAAGTCTATCGCACCGAGAATAGAAACTATGTCTTCTCGTAATCGCTTGACTTCTGCGAGTAGTTCTGTGTCATTCATTCAAACTCCCCCGTTGCTGTGTTGAACTCCGGTGTCTTCTTCACTGTCACACTGATGAAAAGTTCGTTCAGCATAGTGATGGGGCATTCGTATCGCGCTCCATCATCTGCGATAACATCTGCTTTAGTTATGCGTAAGTCTGTAATGATTCCAGTGTCGTAGCCTTTCTTACCATCCCACCAAACTCTCATGCCAACCTTGAGTGTCTTCTTCTTGTCGGCAAGGTCTTGCTTTCGTTTCCATTTGATTTCGTGAACAACCGCGTTGTTCAATTCAATCAGTTCATCTTTCGTCATCGTGCGCAAGTGCGCGTATATTTCTTGTGTTGTTATCATTGTAATACCTCCATTGGGAAAGGGTCAAGTCTTATCGGAATGCCTTCACATTCATCAGTGTCACCGATTCTTGGTGCTGTGAGAATCCACCAGTCACCACAAGGTGTGATGAATCGAAGAGGCCCATCTCTCTTACCATACAGTATAGAAAAGACATCATCAGCGCGGTTGTATTTTTTCGTGAAAGATTTCAACAACACACTGCAATAGTCAGTGCCAGCAAAGGTCAGCATACCGCTTGTCTCTTTACAATATTGATTGAGAATCTTCGCGTTAATAGAACCAAGAGTATTCATAGTCTCATCGTAGGCCCAAGCATTCTTTTCTTCGCGCGTAACATAACCATGATTCATCATCGCGTCTGTCTTAGCCTCATTGGAACGAGGGATGATAGCAATGGTATGACACGCATCAAGTAGTCCACTCAATGCCTCATGTTTCGATAAATCGAAACCACAAGCAATCCATTTCTTTGTAGTAACTCTCATCAAGCATCCTCTCCTTCATCAACTTCTTCGTAGCATTCAAAGCAATACTCATTTCCATTCGCGTCTGTCTGCATGTCGTTATCATCCCACCATTCATCACAACCAACGCATTCGACTTTACCCAAATCATCATGAGTAGTGTGTCCATCGAGAGTCAGTGTGACATGCGGGAAGTTGTCTGTATCAATATCAAAGACAGGGCGCATGAGGGAACGGACAACCGCACCACCATTCATGTCACCGTTGCAGATAGCAATAGGGAGAACCGATAGCATTCCTGTATCAATGGACAACTTGTGTCCGTGAACATTAACTGAACCATCGCCACTAAACCCACTGTTATACACATAGGCTTTGTATCCATACTTCCATTCAAACTCAACACCGTTTCCTTCAAGCGTATCGTCAGTTGGTATAAGATTGATGAACTCTTCCCATTGATGGTCAGCGATTGCAAAGTGCGGGTCACCGATATACCATTCGGGTCGTCGGTCATGGATAGTATCAGTAAACAGTTCTTGGATTTGCGCGTCGCTTAATCCAAATGTATCAGCGTAGTGTTGTCGGCCTTCAGCGAGTTCAGCGTAGTGACCATCGCTTGACAACTTGACACCTTTAACCGCACGATACAATGCCATGTAGCAAGCAACAATGATGTAGTCGTATGGCTTACGCGCTGTCTTGGTGAAGGTAAAGAATACATCCGGTGTCATCTCACTGTGAGGTTCGCGTGGTATGATAAACCATTCATGGTTGCCTTTCACTTGGATGAGGTCGGTAGTGAGGATGACTTCTTTCTCTTCCCAATCATCAGTGATAGTCAAAGCCATGATTTGATTTTGTAAGTAAGACCATTGCTCGTCTTCGATGCGCGAAGTAGGTATGTGTGCGTAGTGTGTGTAACCCATTCAGTCCACCTTCCAATCGCCGCCGCCGTTTCGCCCTTCTTCTGTGGTTGAAACATTTGCATTCATGAAGTTAGCCAAGCCAATCTTATCAGCGTCACCCCAATGAGGTCGCTGGAATCGGTAAAACTCTTCGGGGTCTTGTCCGTAAGGTGCAGGGTAAAGCATACCAATGGTCGGGTCGAAGACAGTTGCCTTCGCTGAACTACACGGTTGAGCCTTGAGGCTACCACGATGACCTGTCATGTCAAGGTCACGCGCAGTCCAAGCCCATCCCCATGCGGCACGACAGTTAGCACCACGACATGAGCAGTCACCAAGCATGATGGCACGACCATCAAGCATAGCGATACCCAATACGCGCGTTGGCAAACCATACATCTCGATGACAAAGCCCAATGCTTCTGCACCGAACTTGTCCATGAGAACATCCATGCGGTTGTCTTCGTCTAAGTCAATTATTTCTTGAACATCTTGTGTAAGAACTTCATCGTTAGATGTTATAGTTCGCGCTTCGGCATTCAGTCTCCATTCTATTTTCGTTTTTGTTTTTTTATCGGTCATGTTAAACACTCCGTTCTCGCTACGCGCTCATCATTCCATGAGCAACAACAGTCGAGGGGGTGGGGAGGGGCGGTCCACCGCCGCCTCCCCAATAGGAAGGGGTGTTGATTTACGGTATCAACAAACGAGTATCTTCAAGAGTGATTATCGAACTCAATTGGTAGGAGCCGCGACCTTCACTTTCTTGATTGAGTAGTTCCATGTGTCATGGAAGGCAGGGATGTCTGTCACAGCAGTCATCACTTTCTTACCATTTGCTTTCGCGCTGTAAGGAATCTTGAATTGGTCGGGGTTGTCTGCCAACCACTGACCCATAGCATCGAAGTCATCAACAGGTTCACCAGTGTGTGCGGCGTAAGCATTGACAGCACCCATAGCAATGTCTTCAAGAAGGTTAGCCGCTTTGTCCGACTTCTTCATCATCAGTTCAATGCCTTGCTTCTGTCCGTGGAGAACTCTCTTACCATCAGTGAAGATAGGGTTGTGAGTAATCGTTCCGGTTAGTGTTTGCGCGGCGTGGAATGCACTACCGACTGCGGCCTTGTCTGCTTCGGTCTTGTCCATAGCAACATAGTCCACATCGGGGTTCATCCAACCCTGCATCATAGCATTGTAAGCGTGTCCGTGTCCGACCTTGACAGCATCCTTTGTCATCATGGCGGCACTAACAATCATGTTCCCATTCTTATCCTTCGGGATTTGGTCAATGTCACCAGCGGAGATGGTCAGTGTTGGTTGAGATACAAGTCCGTGAGAAGAGAACGCAGTCATCACCTTGTCAAACACATTCGCTTCGATAGGTATGTGTCGTAAGATGTGCATAGCAACCAAGTTCTTACGAGATTCAACAAGCGCACTGCCGAGTTGTCCAGCAAATTGTTCGGGGTCGAATTGAGAAACAACACCTTCCATGTGTCGAATCTTTGTTCGGTCGCCAGCCATGAGCAGTGCTTGAACTCCACCGCGTGCGGCAAGGTTACCACAGTAGGTGCGAAGCACAGTCATGAATGCTTGAAGAGCAGACTTACCATCGTGAGAGTTGATGATAGATACACCGACTCGGTGACCACCCTCTTCTTCGACAAGCGCGTCGCTGATTCTGTTAGCAGACAGATTGACATAGCCAAAGTTGTTGAGTGACTTAGCCGATTCGTTGCGTGTCTTGTTACCGAAACCTGTGAGGTCAAGGTTAATCATAGCACGCGCACCCTTGTTGAAAGAGAACGCATCGTGAGTGATGAGTTCAGTTCCCGACTTGAGTTCGTATGCAAAGGTGTCTTCACCTGTTGGGACTTTCACATAGACGCATCCGTTGGCTGTGTTGATGCCGCGCACCGTTTCAATAATTGGATTGAAGATGTCGGGATGTTCGATGGGAACGAAAGATGGGCCGATGGCTCGGTTCAAACAGTGACCGAGAGGCATGTCTTTTGTCGCAAGTGTTGGGTTGAAGACTGCGCGAATGCGAGTGTCACCTTTCTCGGATGACACTTCGTGGTATTCACTAACACCTGTCAATGGGTCAACACTGCGTGCAACCATGTCGTAAGTCTTGGTGCGGAAGTTCCATGCACCAACATTTTCGTGTCGCTTACCATCAACCATTGCTTTGCTGATGTCGGAAGCCATACCATCCTTGATGACTTGGGATGCGGCGTAGCGTTCTTGTCGGGCTTTCGCGGCTTGCTGAACAGCAGACAGTTTCAACTTGGTCTGCTTCGCTTCCGAGTCTTGTTCGGATTCGTTGTCAGCGAGAACATGGTCAGCAAGTTCGATGCCAAGTGCCGCACCAAAGTTAGGCACTTCATCATCTTCAACTGCACCGACCAATCCAATCTCCGGCATGGTGTTCATGGCTGGCATGGTGTTCATGGCTGGCATGGTGTTGTCACTGCCGAGGCTTGGCATGGTGTTCAATCCAATGTCCGGCATGGTGTCGTCGTCAGTGGATGGTTCGGCATGGTCTGTTAGGACACCGAACTCATTCCACATGTCAGCAATGTCTTGTAGGACTGCATCGCTTTCAGTGTCGTAAGTGTAGTTTGATGCTACACTAATGTTGACACTGTTAACTTGCGCGTCTTCCAACAAGAACACAGTCTGCTCACCATGTGTGACAGTGTGTTTGATACACGCGTTGGGGATGAACTTGTGTCCTTCCCATGCGTTGGATGCAACCACCTGCATGTCGTTCTTTTCTTCTTGCGCTACACCAATTACAATGGTGCGCGGGGCTTCGGGTTTCGGGGTTTTTGTCAAACTTATTCCTCCTTATTTTTTGTGTCCGTGGACTGTGATGTGCCGAACAAGTCCGGCATGGTGTTCAATGGGTCAACACTGCGTGCAACCATGTCGTAAGTCTTGGTGCGGAACATGGTTGGCATGGTGTTAAGGTCCGGCATGGTGTTAAGGTCCGGCATAGTATTATCTTCTGCGGCGCGCGTCATAGAATTAGATTCCGCTGACGGTATATGAAGATTGGGTTGCGCGTCTATCAAATCTGCAATCTCTTCATGCAGGTCACCTTCAAACTCGGAGAAGACAATCTCTTCTTCGGTCATCCGGTTGTCTTCGATGTCTTGAGCATCTTGTTCAGCGATGAGTTGGTCAACTGCTTCCGGTGAATGGTAGCGAGCGAACTTGTCAAAGGTAAGTGAGCAGATACTTACTCCGCAACCCGCGGAACAAATGTAATGAGTGTTCTGCATCTTACCATTCTTGATGTCGTAGGTCAGTGCTTCCCAATCACCATCGCAACGAGGACAAGAGCGAACATACTGTGGTGGTATGTTTGCAATGTTCCTGTGTGGGTTGAGAAACTTATCCTTCAAAGGACTTTGAGGTCGAACAAATCCATTCATGACGATGATGTATTCACCAACCCCTGTGTTGTTGGTCGCCATGCTGATGACTGTGTGCTTGTCGTCAAGCAGTGTGTGAAAGTCTTGTGTGCTGAAAGTCATACAACCACAACCTGTGAGTATTGGTTAAGCGCGTGCTTGTTTATGGCAACGAAAGTGCGCCACGGTATCCAAGAATGTTGAAACCCATTTGAGGTAACAAGCAATCCTTTTGTTTCAGTGACGCGATAGACACCGCGACCTTGAATGTCTTCACCAAAGAATCTGTAAGTTGGTGGTGCAACTTCTTGTTCAACACCATCAATTGTTCGATAGTATCTTGAGTTGTTCGCTGTTAGAATAGAAGGCCAAGTCATCACCATTCACCATCCGTGTCTTCCCAAACATTCAACAGACCTGCCTTGTAAAGTGCTAAGACTTCATCCTTTGATGCGTCTTTGAGGTAAGGTAATTCTTCATAGAGTTCTTTGAAGAACTCTTCCATGTGTTCTTCATCAACTCCTTCGTAAGTAATTGGAGGTAAGAGCATAGGCAATCGCTTTATGATTCGCGCAAGTCTCATTGTAGTTCACCTTCCTCATGTGCTTCAAACATCTTGACAGTCCAAAGAACAATGTCACCTGCTAATGCTTGAGTCTTGTTCAGTTTGGGTAGGTTATCATAGATACCCGCCAAAGCGTATTCAATAGCCTCCGCGTCATCTCTAATGCTTTCGGGTAAATACTCCTCGCACATTTCTTGTAGTTGCATCAATCTGTCATACAGTTTTTCACTCATTGTGAATCCCCCGTAGGTTCGTAGCCAGCCAAGTCGCGTGCCATCTGTGACATCAATTCATTCACTGCGGAGGTGACATCATTGTCTTCAACAACGGGTTGCATCTCCTTCCACTTCGCTTGCATGTAGCAGTAAGCGTTTGGTGTGTCACTAAAGTAGTTAGGATTAGCGCGGTATTTCTTAAGCGTTCTTTCCATCGCTTGGTCATAGGTTTTGTATCCGTAGTTGGACATCAAATCCATAGCATGACGGAGGAGGCTATCGCTGTCAGTGTTTCCATTGTCAATCGAGTTGAGGTTATCAACGGCCATCTGTCTTCTGTCTTCGTTCATATCAATTTCTTCACTCATTGTTTTCATCTCCTTCATTGTGTGTGTTGTTGTCCATGTTCATGAGGTGTTCATCATGCGCGTGGAGAATGGGAATGACATAACTCATGCGTGCGGCAAGCGCACCGAGTTCTGTCGCGGGACCGATGAGTTGTCCACCGTGTGTGTTGATGAACACGATGCGGTCTTCAACAAGCGTGCCGTGAGGCATCTTGAGAATTACTTCGCGTCCAATGTCTTCGTCTGTCCAACCGTCTTCGGGGATAGGTGTAGGCTTCTTCATCCAACCAACTCCTTGAGAACGGTGAATAGAGAGGTGTGCTTGAGAGTCTTGTTGTCAACGCGAGCAGTTCTAATCTTCGACATGATGATGTCCTCGATTTGCTCAACAGTCTTACCGTGATACACGGAGAGAACATCAAGAATGTTTGAAGGCACGCCACTTGGTTTGATGATAGGTGTTCGCTTAACCACAAAGGCATCGGGGTCAAAGTTATCCATCGCACCCTTCTTGTGTAGGATTGGTGCAACACCTTTCTCTTTTAATGAGTCAGCAATTGCACCGATGTTTGTTGTGCAACCTATCCTTGCAGAAGTGTGAGTGGTGTTAAGGTCGGGGGTGATGTCCTCACCTTTGAAATCAATGACGGGGCGAAGATGTTTCTTCTTGTTGAACAGTGGTTGTGGTATCTCATCACCAATAGGGTGTTGACCCAACGGGTGATAGACGACATGCGTTCCACCTGTTTCATGGTTCTTCACAACGCGAGTCTTGTCAAGGTTCTGTAACTTGACAGCGTAGCAAACATGGGCTTGCATCTCTTCCATTGTCATGTCAACACTTCGTTCATCCACGCAATCGTGAATGGCTTTCGCGTTCATCGGTCGGTCTTCTGTTACAACAATACGCGTAGCGAATTGGTGCTTGTTTTCATCGGGGTTCATTATGTATTTGTTTTGTTTCATTCGGATTCCTCCATTGTTGTTTGGTCTTTCTCCTCTTGTTGAAGAGCGCGTGTCCAAAGACGCGTGTTTGATTGTGGTTGTCCGTTAGTGTATTCCCAAAAGATATACTCTTCCGTTTCGATTTTGACAACGAGTTGTTCACTCATTCAAATCACTCCATGATTTAATCTCCGCGATAATATCGTCGGGGATTGGTGAGTAAAGCCAATCGCTACCGTAGTGGTAGCCGTTGTCGGGTTCAAGACCTGCTTCGTCAAGTAGGTCTTTTCGTATAATGTAATCGTAAGACTCACCCGACGCATCCATGTAGCCAGCGAGGTATGCCTCTTGACGAGGAGTGCCACCCTTCATGTCGTTGAGATGATAGCGTTTCCAAATGTAATGAACGCGCTTTATCAAAGGTTGCCACCGCAAGCCAACGAGTTCGCGGATAGTGTCAAGGTTCTGTCCCGCACTGATGTAATCAGTCTTGAGTCTGTTCCAAACAATTCCACAGAAGGAGAGTTGTGGACCTTCATCGACGACTCCGAGACGAACCTTAACTTGAACGAGGTTGTCTTTGATTCCGTTGTCGGTGTAGTCATGCTTTCCAAAGTCAAGTGTGAACTTCACAGTGAATCATCCTCCATGTCAGCAACAATCTGCGCGTTAATCTTGGCAACTTTGTCAAACATGTTGCGCGCTTCTTCATTGTAGTGTGGGTTTTCATACACCATGATGTGAGCGAACTCAATGTCTTCGGCAGGTATCGCTTCATTCGATGTGAAGGATGAGCCGTCGTCATTAACACCAACGAGTTGTGTCATCAATGGAGAGTGGTCTATCCCAATTGACATACGCGGGTCACCTTCTTTTCTATCGAAGGGCAGTGTGATGATATGCTTTGAACCACTTCGTGTGAATGACATCCATCGCGCCGCAGTTTCTTCATCGGTTGAGCAATAGACAAAAGGCACAGCGAGGATTCCTTTGTTCATGATTGATGGGAGGTTATCAATATCAGTAGCGTGGTAGTAGCGAATGGTCACTTCGGGAACGCAACAAATACCACGGTTAGTCCCGTCGCCTACGATGTCATCATAAGCCACGACTTCACCACATGCTGAACAAGTATGTTCATCATTCCTACACCAAAAATGGACACCTATCATGCTCTTTTGAGTATAGTATCTTCCGTTATACGGGA